AGGCGGATCGGGAATCGGGATGGGCCCGAGCGTGTCGCTCATTCGACCTCCCGTAAACCGGAGGAGACGGTGGAGCGGCCCTGGCCGATTGCGTCCGAATAGCCGCCGTCGAAAACGACGGTGTAGCGCCCAACCGTGTCCGCGCCGGTCGGGTCGGAGGTGTAGGGTGGCACCGTCTCGCGCCCGTAATAGAAATAGAACGGCTGCGCGATGTGCCCGAAATAGAAGGTCCTGAGCGCGTCCCACTGCGCGAGCGTGAGCGCGGTGGTCTGTTTGAAAAACTTGCGCGGGTGAGTCACCAGCGGGGCGCGGTCGCTCGATCCGTCGGGGTAGTTGTTGACGAGCGCCTCGACACGGACCTCTTCGCTGAAGGCGGTCGCGAGGATCGCCGGGAACACGTCCACGGGCGCGGCGGCGATCACGTTGGACGGCATCTAGCTCATCACCGTCAACGGCTCGATGAGCGCATTGCGCTGCGCCGTTATACCGTTGCCCGAGGCAAGGCCGGTCGCGTTCGCCGTGGCAACCGTGCCGGGATTGTTGTTCAAGGCGTCGACGATCTTGCCGGTGAGCAGATCGTTCGCCTGTTGCGGGTTCAATTGGATATAGAGGCCCTGCGACCATTGCTGCGTGGTCGCGCCCGAATAAGGGCTCGCCACGAGCTGGCCGTTCGAATAGACCGGTTGCAATTGCAGCCCGCCCGCCGCCGACGATTGCGCGAGCGTGGCCGAATACATGGGGCGCGGCAGAATCCCGGTGGCGTTGATGCCCTGGGACAGCGTGTACATGTGAATGATCTGCTGGACCTCGGGCGACATGATGCCGACGTTGAAATCGCCGTACTTCTTCGCGGCCTGCGCGATGGCGTTGAGCACGCCCTGATTCGAGATGTCGATGCCGTAGGCCTTCTGCACCGCGTCGTGCGCCTTCTGAGCGTCTGTCTTGTGGAGCAGCCCGTAGAGGCCGATGCCCGCGCCGATGGCCGCGCCGACGGCCAGTCCGAGCGGGCCGCCCAAGAGCGCAGTGCCGAGCAGATCGGGGAACAGTGCTCCGAGGCCGACCACTCCGGCCATGCCCGCGACGGCACCAACCGGAATCGCGGCAGCCTTCGCAATCGGGTTTACCGACTGCCCGAGGCTGTACGCGCCCTTGAGGCCGATCATCGACCCGAGCAACAGTGGGCCCCCCATCGACGCCCAGGTGAGGCCGCCAGCCGCCGCCTTGGAGGCAATCCCAATCGCGCTCGGGATGATGCCGCCCAGGCCGGGAATGCCGCCTCCAGGAACGCCGAACCCTCCTGGCAGCCCCATGCCTGGGCCCAGGCCGGGAGCGTCCCCGACGCCGGGGATCGAGCCCGGCATAAACGGCGGGGTCGTGATGCTTCCTCCACCGAACCCGAAACTCTCCGAGCCGCCGCCCGAATAATTGATCACCGCGCTCGTCGACGTGCCGCCACTCGAAACCGACGGCGCAGGACCAACTCCCATCAGTGCCGCCGTGGCCGCCGCGACGCCCGCAGCCGAGCCCCCAACTGAACCCGAGAATTCGACCTGCGTCCTCGTGTTCTGGGTGACGCGCATCTCTTTTTGACCATCGCCGCCCACCGGGTTCACGAGGTATACGGGAATGCCCTGAGTGCCGGGCGGCGGTTGCGTCGTCACCAGCTTGAGATCCTGCAGGTCGCCGAGCGGCTTGGTCCCAAACACGGGGCGCTGCGTGAAGATGCCCGCGAGCTTGCCGAGCGGGCCGCCGAAGCTGCCGCGCGATTCCATCGTGACGGTCTGGCCCGTGAACAGCCGCATCATGGACGCGGCGATGTTGGAGGTGATCAACTCCTTGGCCATATCCATGAACGCTTTCTTCGCCGCGTCGGCGAGCGCCTGCCACACGCTTTTGCCCTTCTGGAAAAACGCATCCCACACCGTGCCGATGGCGCTTTTGAGTTTGTCGTAGACCTGCTTCTGCTCCTCGATAAACGCCTCGTTGGCTTTTTTCCGCGCGCTCGCTTCGGCCAGGATCTGAGTCTGCACCGCGTCGTTGCGGAGCATGGTTTCCTTCTGGACCAGCTCGGCGGTCGCGGCGACTTCGTCGGTCCTGGCCGCGTCGGCCAGCTCGGCGACGTGCGTCGCATACCACTCGTCGGCGGCGATGCGCTGGTTGTAGTCCTCTTCGAGAACCGCCTGCTTGGCGGCGCTGGTTTGCTTGGCGACGGCGATCTCGATTTCCGCTTCCCGTTTAAATACGGCGGTCTGGGTGGTCCCCTCGGTGAGTTTTTTGAGAATGTCGTCCTGGCGCTTGTCGATTTTCTCGTACGCGCCGTCCCAGGCCTTATTAAATTGGGCGAGGTATTCTTCCCAAACGTTGATTAAACTCCCGAGATACTCCTTGTAGTTGATGGTCCCGCGCACGAACTGCTGCTTCAGATCCGTAATCGCCTGATCGCGGGTGCCTTCGGCGGCCTTCTGGCGAAGCTGCGCGGCCTGGACCGCGCCCGCGACCTCGATGCGGTACTGCTCGGTGACGACCTGGGCTTGCTTCGAGAGGGTGTCCTGGGCGACGGCCCCGGCAAGCTCGGCTTGGCGCGCCGCGAATTTCTCGGCGGCGGCGGCCTGTTCCTCGAGTGCCCGCTGGTGAATCTTCGCGCTCTCGTCCGCCGTCTTTTTTTCGTATTCCTGGATCTGGTGCTGGACGTTGGCTTCGTTCGCGAGCCGCAGCAGGCCGAACACCTTCTCCTTATCGGCGCGGCTCGCGTAGGCTTCGTCGAGGGCCTTAGTGGCGTTCGCGATCTGCTCCTCGTATTTGCGCTCGATTTCAGCGAGGCCGCCCGCCTCGCGCTCCTGGGCTCTCGCGAGAATTGCCTGCGCTTCTTCGATTTGATGCTTGATGGCCTCCGTGTCGGGTTTGATGATCGGGCCGATATTGCGGGCCGTCTCAGCCATCACCTGTTGGCGAATCGTATCCCCCGTGATGCCCTTGTTGCGGGCCTGCTGCGACATCTGTTCGAGATCGGAGAGACGCGTCTGCGTCTGGCTCGCGGCTCCCATGACGGCGGCTCCCGCAAGCGGCCCCGCACCGGCGCTCAGAAACGTCATCAGCACGGGATGGTCGGCGAGCCACTTCAAAAAGGCCACCGTTTCTTCGGGGAAAATGTCGGCCAGTTGCTTGCCGCCGAAATAGCTGGCGATGGCTGCCGTGAGCGCCGCAATCGCGGTGGCGAGCACCGTGAGCCCGGTGGCGACCGTGACGCCGGTCGCGCCCAGCTCCAGGCCCCCCATGCCCGACAGAAATTCCTTCAACCCCAGCGACCGGATGGCGACCGCAGAGAACGCGGTGAATCGCGCGAGCGTGCCCATCGTGGAGAGAAGCAGTCCGCCGAAGTCCGCGATCTTGTTGAACAGGAACAGCAGCGGGCCGCCGAGGACCTTAAACGCGAGTCCCAGCGCGCCCACGGCTCCAACGAGCCCGATGAAATAGGTGGTGGTGGTCTGCGTCTCGGGAGCCAACTGGCCGAACCAATGGATCAGGCTCTGAATCCCGCCGATGACGCTCAGGATCGCGGGCGCGAGCTGCTTCTCGAGTGTCTCCGCTAAAAACGCCGCCTGATCCTTGACCTTTTCCCACTGCGACGTGGGCAGCTCCATCATCTTCCCGGCGACGTTCGGCAGCTTGCCCAGGCCTACTAAAATGGCGTCGGCCACTCCTTCGCCCGCGAGGCGCCCCTTCTCCATCAGCTTGCGAATCTCGTCGTCCGACAGGATCTGGCCGGTCTGTTGCTCGATGCCCTTGCGAATGAATTCGAAAACGGGGATGCCCTGCGCGGCGAGCTGGCGGAACAGTTGCTGCGCCTGGGCGACGCCCTTTTCGCGCATGATGCCCAGCGCATAGGTGATCGAGTCGATATCGTGCGACGTCCCGCCCAGGCGCGCGACCGCGTTGGCAATCGCGGCGACATCGCCGGGGATGGTCTTGGCGTTGAAGCCGAACACCGCCATGCTGCGCGCCGCTTCGGCCAAGCTCTGAAACGAGAACGGCTGCGTCCTGGACATCACCGCGATTTCGCCCAGCACGCGCATGCCGACCGTCGCAGAGCCGGTCAGCGAAGTCATGGCGATTTCGACGCGCCGGATGGCGTCCGCCGTCTGGATCATGCTCGTCAGAAAGCGGACGGCGGCCAGTCCCGCGATGGCGTTGCCCATGCCCAGCAGCGCCGTGCTGGTCTGCTCGATGGCGATCCTCATGCCGCTGAAGGCCCCCTGCGTCTGCTGGGAGGCGCGCTGGCTCGTCGTGCCGATATTGCCGATGTTTTTGTTCAGCTCGTTGATCGCGGCGTTCTGAAAATCGACCTGGATGTAAATGCGATTAGCGGCCATGTTTAGATCGCTCTATCTGTTCCGTCTCGTGCCTCTTGCGTTCTTCGCCCAGGATGCGGAGCAGGCAAAAGTCGAAATAATTAACCTGGTCCAGGCTGATCAAAAATCCGCATTGCATCGCGAAATCGATATCCAGGACCCACTGCAGCGCGCGCCCGCGCTCGGATTCGAGAGCGCGATTCAACCGTTCGAGCGGGCACACGTGGCAAGGCCCCAGGTCCGCCTCGCCCCACGGCACGTCGGGGCAGTTCTGCGGCTTGGGGCAGAGATCGTCCCGCCGCATGAGCCGGTGAAGGATGAAGCGCGGCGATGGATGCTCGGGCCACGCGCCGCCGATTAA